ATTTGAATGTATTGGAGCCATATAAATTGACGTTGTTCCGAGAAGAAGGGAATACAACAATATTTTATCAACACGAGGCAGTGTTGGAATTGTCTTATGAAGAAATCACTTTATTTGCTAAATCTGATTTGAAAATACAAAATAGAACTTTGTCTGCGACCAATAGCACTGATAAAGATGATATTACTAATAATCCAATTGTAGGATATGAATATAAGTTTTCTTCTGGATGTCCTAGAACTAAGAACAATGCAGCTTATAAGTTAGCTAGTGTTCAAGAACCATCTGGTTTAATAACCTGCAGAAGTGCAGAATTAGCAAATGGATATAGAGAACCACCTCCACGTGGTTTATTTTGGAATTGCGAAGCTTATGCCAAGGTACATTTGGAACCTGGTGAAATTAAAAAGTCAACAGTTTATTATAAAAGAAGTATGAATCTGTTGAAATTAATGAAGATTTGCAATTTCTGTTTTGGAGATAATCTAAAACAAATTAATCTTTTTGGAAAAGCAAGTCTTATTGCTTTGGAAGATATAATTAATGTTAATCCTGCAAATAATGTATCTGTTGCATATGAGATCAACAGAGAATTTGGCGCTTTTTTGACAACGAAGTTTAAAAATTGTTCAATTGGAAATAGATATGATATGGAAGTAAATAATGTTCCAGCTTAAAATAGTTTATTAATTAATAAAGGTTTAGTGCCCCATGGTCACAACGAATCAGATAGACACGACGGCGAATGGCTTCGTGTTCAATATTCAAAGGCATTTCATTGCAAGTGAAAATTTTGTGCACACCGGCGGGAATCTGCGCAACACGGTGCCGGCAATGGATGGCTCTTGGATTATCAAAGTCGCAAATTGCAATTTGGTTGGTGATAGGCGTATGGGTAAAGGTGATATCATCAAAGATAATAGATTTATGATAACCAGGTCGAAATTCACGCAAAGTATCAGTGTGGCTGACGAATAAGGCAGGCTTTGGAGCTGAAAGTTTGGCGTAAACTGTTTTACCGATTCCAGAGGCACCAACCACTAGAATTGCCTTATTACCAGGAATGGTTGGATGCCGGTCCTTCATAAGAGCAAGGAAAGCATCATCAACCACAGTGTAAAGGCCATCGTCATTTTCAATCGTATTGACATCTACACGATGAAAGGCGTGCCAGATATCCCGGGCGTACATTACCCGGTTTACTGACGCCCAGACCAGAAAGGGTCCCAGCTCCATGTTTGTTGCTTGCTCCTGGATGTTATCTGCGGAAACAGTTGGCGCTTGATTGATACTAGTTCGGCCCTCCAGGAATGTCCCCCATTCTTCAAACGAACCATCCTTTTGTACATACGTTCTGACGGATGAGGGATTACGTGCAGCTTGGATGTTCGGGTGACTATTTTCAAAGTCAAACGCTTGTTGACTACGCGTTCGGAAGGGCTTAGTGAATTGTAGCAAGGCATGGCGATGAAGGGTTCCGTCTTGGTGATTTTCTGAGGAGACACAGATATAGCTGATGTTAGGTAATTCTCTTGCCCAGGCCAGGAATCCAGAAAGGGGAAATTCTGCTTTTGGATAGGTAAGAAAGACGTTTTTGGCATTAAATTGAAAGGCATCGGCAGGCATAGAGGCAGTAGTAGTAGTAGTGTGGTGAGTAGAGCTTTTTGGTACGAGGTTCGACGCTCGGTTTGATCGAACATCATTTAAAATCAAATTATTAGCACACTTTTGGTCAATTAAACAAAAATTAGCAGTAGAAAAATTAGTTAGCTTAGGGTTAGCAAGCGCAGCGTTTAGGGTTGAATTTTTGGTTGGAAAGGGGAAACCAAATTTTTGTTTGGGAGAACACGTGGGGGCATAGAATAATATTACTATGCCCCCACTCCCACTCCCAAGTATATAAATACGGATGTAGGGATTAAAACAAAAATATAAAAGTTTGATGCCTCCTAAGCGTAAAGGCTTGATAAGTCCTCCAAATACCCCAAGTAAACGAGTCAAACGTGCTGCAATTAGAGCAGGTGAAGCGGTATTTAATCGTGTTGCTCCTCTTCACTTGCGTGCAACTTATGCTGCTGGTAAGTTGGGTTATCGTTTATTCAATCGTTGGAGATCGTCCAACAGTAAGAAGCAAATGTCCAAGACCATGATGAAACAGAAGTATTATACCGTTGGAAAGTATGCCGGTAAATTTGCCAAGAGGCTAAAAGCGCCGAAATATGACAAATACAGGGACAAAGGATTTGTACATGTTTCTGAAGTACATGGCGTTGTATCTGATCCAAATTGTGTTTATATTGGTCAGTCTGCTTTTAGCGGATATCAATTATTGGAGTTAATCTGCCAATGTGTGTTGAAAAAGTTGTTTGCAAAAGCAGGATTTATATGTAAAGATGTGACGCAGACTTTGCCCGGTTTTAGCGATGGAAATGTAAGTAATTTGTGGAGAATACAGTTTACGCGAAGAAATGCGGAAACTGGAGCTCTCAACAATACTGACTTTATTACGAGTCAGAACACCAGTATACATTTAATTGTTGGTGATAAAAGCACCGGTACTGCTCCACAATGGCCCAACTTTGTTCTAAGTATGTTGGGATACATGACTGGAAGTTTTGGTACTTCAGGCCCATCTGATTTGAATGTATTGGAGCCATATAAATTGACGTTGTTCCGAGAAGAAGGGAATACAACAATATTTTATCAACACGAGGCAGTGTTGGAATTGTCTTATGAAGAAATCACTTTATTTGCTAA